ATTGACTTGGTCTAACCCCTAAACCTTGTTGTTTTAAACGATCTTGTATTGCTTGTTTTTCTATTTCAAAGCCAGGAATTGCCTTTTCTTTTGACTTATTAATAACATCTCTAATACTTTGTGGAGCAGAAGTTGCTCCCTTTTTCTTAGTTGATTCTTTATACCCTTCTTTGGTTAAACCAAGTTTTGTTTTTATTTCATATGGTGTAAATTTATCTGCTTGGTTTCTTTTTCTTAAAACTTCTGCAATTATTGATGGTTTAATATTTGATTTGCTATATTTACCTTCAGGATCAACATAGTTATAAGTACCGTCAGGATTTTTTTGTAAAGAATTTAAAAAGTTTTGTATATCTTTTGCACTTTTTGCTGTTTTAGCATTATAAATTTGACCTGTTGGATTAAGTTCATTAGGAACTTTTATTCCAGTTGTTCCAGTTTCATATCCTTGAAGTTTTCCATTAACCATTGCATTAATAATTGGTTTAAATCTTTCATCTTGTGCAACTTTTGCTGGAATAATTGCTTCTCCAGGGGCACCAAGAATTGGAATGATATCTCCTGCACCTTTTGGTCCTGGCAATCCAGTTGTTCCAGATGCAAAACCTTTTGGTTTTCCACCTTGCATACCAGGTTTAAATCCTGGCATCATCATTCCTGGATTTGCTCTAGCAAAGTTTAGTGCTGCAAAAGTTGCATCAATATATGCTTGACGTAATAATTTAACCGCTGTTGTTTCTATTGCAAATGACTGGGTCAATCTTGTATGTGCCTGATTTAAAGATGCAGCAACTGTGGCTGCTTCTAACTGTTCAGTATTTAAATATTGAGTTTGTTGTGCAAGAAGAGTGGTATTACTTCCAGCCTTTAAAAATCCTGAACGCATTGTTATAAATAGTTTTATTATATTTGCAACACCATTGGCAAGTAAACCAAAGGTCATTAACAATACTGGTCCAATTACACCAACAAGTGTTGTTGCTATAACAATAAATTTCTTAGTTCCGTCTCCAAGATTATTAAATTTTTCTAAAAATCCTCCAAGGGCTTTTGCAATTGGTGTAACTGCCTTTAAAAACTCTTTACCTATTGGGGCTATTGCAAGTTTAAGATTTTCTATAGATTCTTTAAAGTCTGTACTAATTGAATCTTCTAATACGCCAAGTTCTCGTTCAGACATTATTGCAAGTTCTTCAACTGACGCAGTGGCAAGACTTAATACTCTAGCGGCCTGTGTTCCATCTTTAGTTACGTTTTGAAATAGCGTTGATAAACGTGAAAATTGAAACTTACCGAACAATTGTTCAATAGCACGAGCACGATTAAGTGGATCTAAAGTATCTAAGGCTTGAGCAAAATCTATAACTGTTTCTCTTATATTGCCTTGATTTCCTTCAACTATTGCCTTGATATTAACACCCATACTGGCAAGCATCTTGCTTGCTTTTTCAGTTGGATTAATTAAAGAAGCAAGACCTGACTTAAGGGCGTTAGCACCTTCTGATGCATTAATACCACCCTCTTTCATTGCTGTTAAGAAGAAAGCAAGATCTTCAACTTCGCCACCAAGTTGTTTAACAACTGGTCCAGCCTTTGGAATTGCAATAGTTAGATCTTCAATAGATACAACAGTCTGGTTTTCAACTGCGTTAAGGAAGTTTATTTTACTTGCTAAATCTTCTGCTGCTACACCAAAAGCATTTGTAACGGATATAGTTGTTTCAAGTGCTTGGGCTTGTTCTACACCACCAAGAACTGCAAGGCGAGTAGCCTGAGCAACCTGTGCTGTAAGGTCTGCACCAGTTTTACCCATTGCTGCAGCATTTGCTGCCATTTCCATAGTTTCTGCAACTGCAACACCATATTTAGTAAACTCTTCTGCAAGTCGTTGAACATCTGCTAAAGCCTTATTACTTTCTTCAGTTGTTGTAAACACGTCTCCATAAACACGCTTAAATTTAATTGCTTGTTTTTCAAGATCCATGAAGGTCTTGGCAGCGGTGGTGCCAAAATAAGCAAGAGGAATTGTAAAACCAACCATAAGTTGGCGTCCTGCCCACTGGGTATTTTTACCAAAGTTTAAAAGGTTGGTAGATCCTTGTTTTAATAATTGATTTAGTAGTGCCTGTTTTTGTGCTGCAATGGCTGTTTTAGTTGCGTAGTCATTCATCTCCAAAGTTCTTGGAGTAATAGACATTGCTTTTATAGCACCGCTAGCATCACGACCCATTTTAATATATTGGGTCTGCATTTTCTTAACACGTTCTTCGGCTACCTTGCCAATTGTGTTAAACTCTTGTTTAAATAATCTTCCAAATGTTTTTGTAGATCCGCCTGCAAAACGGAAATACTCACGCATTGAGAGTTTATTAGTCTCTAATGCATGAGTAAAAGATTCCGTAGAACTTCTTACCAACCCCATCTGGGCATTAAATTTCCCAGTTGCATTTATAGCATTTAAAAGGTTGGTCTGTAAACTTTTTTGAGCGGCTGCTGCGGTAGCGCTATTTTTTGCTACAGATGAATGAAAAGTTGCTAATTGACGTTGGAGATTTTTAAGTTCTGCCAGTGCCGCTGACGTATCAATATGTACGCCAATATTAGCATTTACATCAGCCATTCATTTACACCTCTTTTATTATTTAGTTGTTTGCAAGCACTGTGTTTAAAAGAGCGTTTGCATCTGCTAATTTAACTCCAGAAGCGGCTTCAATAACTTTGTAAACTGTTGGAAGGTCTAGGACCTCTTCTAGTTTAGCAATATCTTTAGACAGGTCTGGATTGTATTGTTCCATGGCAATTTGTACGCATTCAATAAGAAGAGTCATTGACTTCTCATTATCCTCTGCTACCCCTGCCACCTGCTCAAACTTCTTCATAAATGGACGAAGCAAAGAAATTTTAAGTGGACGTACCTTAATCTTTGTGCCATCCATGAGAACAAGTTCTTCACCCTCATGTACTGTTGTTGCCATTGTGTATCCTCCTATATAGGCTATGTCAATTATAGCATAAGGAGACTATTTTCTTAGGTCTTCGTAATCCAAACCTTGTCCTATGCCAAACCCTGCTTTTTGTGCATTTATACCTTGTAAAGCCAAAACATCATTGCTATCATTTGTCTTGCCTTTACTAAATACTCTGGCTTTCATGTCTTCCCATTCTTTTTGACCTTTATCTTTATTTGATTCTTTATCTAGGTCTACCCCCTGAATTGCAGCCAAAAATTTCTTTTCTGTATAATCTAATTCTCTAATTACCTCTAAAGTTGCCATGAGTTCTGGCATTGATAAAGATATTTCTAGTTCTTGGTAATCTTTCCAAATACCCAGCAAAAATACCTCTGCCTCTAATTTTGCAAGATCTAAAGTCTCCCAAGTTTGACCACTACCAATTGCCTGATCTTTTACTGGTTCCTCTGATTTTTTATTAATTTTAATACCAGCAGCAGCATCTAGTACCTTATATATAGTTGGCATGTCTACATTATCTTCAATATCTTTAACAGTACCAGAAATTTTAGGACAGTACTGTTTCATACAAACTCTGACACATTCTACTAATACCTCAATTGCCTGATCGTCGTTTTTAGTATTTTTAATATTACCAAAGGCTATCATAAATTCACGAAGGTATTTTATTTTTAATGGTATTATTTCTAATTCTGTTCCATCAAATAAATATGCTGTTTCACTTTTATATATTGTAGTTGCCATATAAAATCTATTCTATCATAAAACAACAAAGCCCACATCCGAAGACATGGGCTATGTAGAATAGTTAGACTATTAAGACAATAGGTCTCCGAAGGTACGATCAACGATCTTACCGTATGAGCCTGAAGTATCTTCTGGTAGCAAACGGAATGATACTTCAAACATTGAAGCCTCATCACGCTTTGCTGAAACTGTTACGTTTTCAATTGACAAAGCACGATATGCTGTATAAACACGTTCCACGAATGGAGAGTCAATACAGTCACCTGTGCCAGGTCCTACTGCAACAATTCCACGCTCTACTGGACATTCTCCGATATCTCCACCTGATAGGTTTAAAACCTGTCCTGCGTTAGATGCCTTTGATCCAGATAGTTCGTCTGAGTTAAATGCTAGAGCCAAAAGAAGATTCTCAAGGGTAGCCTCAGCAAAAGCAGTTGCAAGATTTACCTGCATGCCTTGCTTGTAAAGTTTAGCAACGTCAAGAATTTGGTCAACCTGTACTTCACCGAAGTCTGGTTGGAACTGTAATTCAAGACCGTTCATGGTATAACCTACGTTTGTATAACCTGCATCATCAGCAAGGGTTTCCTTGAATGATTCTTCAGTGTCAAAACTTTCCAGAGTGCCTGGAGTTAGGGTTGTGTCTGCAACAAAAAGTGCTGCAGCGCCAACGATAATGTTGGTCGATGTTCCACGACTGTATGCCATTTATTCACCTCTTTCTATAGAAATAGATATTAAGTTGTTTGGCGTTTGTTTCCTCATGTTAATTATAACACCGTTTTATGTGTATCTTTCTAATGCCCCGCTTGTATGATAGTCATACTCTATTACAAGTTTGTTGAGTGCAAGGGTTCTGGCAGAGGCTAATTCTAGGATATCCCTACTTTCGTCTGCTTGATAAACCTTTATATTATGAAAAAATACATTTTTAGGGATAGCATTGCCGCTTTCATCAAGAATGTCATTTTGAGATATCCAGAGGTTTAGGTCTTGAGCAGCGGCATCCTCTCTATCTAAGCATTCAATAATAACCCTAGTAGTATCAATTAGTTTAGAAAGATTTGGACTATAAATAAAATATATCAATTGCTCTCTTTTATGTCTGTAAAATGTCGTTGGTCTAAATCTAATAAGCCTATCAAATATAATAACTGTTGTATCTGGATTATTTCTGATAAATGGGATGTCATTATAAATACCTTCGACACTATCAGGAACCTGTGCTGGAAAAAATGGTTGAAATGGTTCTGGTCCAGTTGGCATTAAGCCAAACTCTTTTAGTTCACTATTAACAAAAGCATTTACAAAAGTTGGTGGAAAACCAGTTTGATTTAATACATCTAATACCATAATACTATTCTACACCAATCTTTGCATTAGCAATCCATTTAAAGCCAGTATCAACACCTTTAGATCTGCCCATTCTAGAACCAACTTTAATATTTTTCTTAAATATTGTTGGTTTTTTAATATAGTCGTATATTCCACTAGCCCTTAAAAATGATTGCTTAAAGTATCTTAAAATAAACTCATCCATAATTCTTTCAAACGAACCCCTTGCCTCACTTCCTCCAGGATTAGAAACAACTACTGATTTTTTGGTAAACACTGTTTGTCCACCTTCATTAAATACCAACACTGGAGATCTTGTAGGTTTGATTTTAACTGGAATACCATCTTCCATGATTTTTGCTTTATTATAAAATGGCACGTTAGAATCTTTTTTAACAGTTTTTGATTGTTTAAATTTTGAATTAATACTTAATCCTAAATTGCTGACGGTGTAATTAATATCAAACAATCTTGCACTAGGGCTTCCAACTTGATACCACTCATAAACATGCTGAAGTGCTGCTGGATTTCCTCTTGCTGAAACATCTACATACCTAGCCATTGCCTCTATTGTTCCTGCACCTAGGTTTTTTAAAAAAACAGTTTTACCTTTTTGAGCACCATCTAAAAATCCAAAAGCGTATTGAACAATGTTGTTCATCTGTTTGTTAAAGCCTTTGGTATTTGTTGTAATTATCATTAGTCTGTTATAGTTTGATTTTCTGTTCTACGCAATAATATTTTAAAGTATTCAACTGATCCAAATGGCCCACTAAAAGGATCTACTGTTGCTACTTCATAGATAGTTCCACGTCCAGATCTTGGTCCCGCTGTTTCTTTATAAATAATTTCGTCATTAGCATTGCGAATGTTTGTAACTAAAATGTTAGTGATTGCATTATCTGTTTGAGTTGAGGATGTTCTAGGATCTGTTTTTGTTCTTGCTATTAGTTTGTTTTCATGTTGTAAAAATGCCTCTGGCTTAATTTGTTCAGTGCCCGCTCCTCCTATAGAGGTAGCATTACAGATAATAGTTCTATCATAAAACCATTCTCTAGTTGCTTGTCCATATTGTGTTTGAGTTATAATGGGATAATATAAATCAGCCTTCATTGGATAAAGAAAGTCTGTTGTTGTACAGTCTTCCACTATAATACTCCTGGACGGATAATCGTTTCTTTGTATTTATCTAGTATTTTGTCTACTAATATATTTCCAGTACCATCAATTAAACGTTTATCGTATTCAATTTTAAATTGATCAGTGCTATAGTTTTTAATATATCTTTTGTAGTAATCTAATTTTCCACATTTAATATCATCTATTAACATTAATGTTGCGTCTTGAATATCATAGGGAACAACTTTGTATCCAGTTTCTAATAATAAAATATAATCTGCTCCTTCAGAAAATGCAACTCCAGGAACAACGGTCTGCGTGTTTCCACTATCCTCTGTATCAAACATACTAATAGAATCTGATACGCCTAATGGAATACGAGCATACCTTCTTTCTGCACGATTTACAGCATCAACTGCCTCTAAAGGATCTTTTGTAATTGCTGTTTTATCTTTAGTAATTAAAAATGTATATTCTACTAACTCTGGTCCATCTACGTTATCTATATCATAAACTAATTGTGCATTTTCGTATACTTTTAAAATTTTATGAGTTTTTTTCCAAAGAGGTAGATAGTCATTACCTTGCCCAACTACTTCTAAATATGTTCTATCATAATAAAATCCGCCAGTTGCAGCATCAATAATGGCTCTTGCTAAATTTTCATATCCTTTGTAAAGGGCAATATCTGTTGCTGTTGCAGATGTAGCCAATGAAATTGGATCTACATATGGTCTCATAATTTCTAAATTATCTTGTACAACAACGTCGCCACGAACAAGTGTTTCCCCTGAAGAGCCACCATCTTCATAAATAGTTAATGCATAGGACTTATCGTACTTAACAAAATCATCACCTAAAGAATAAATTATTTGCTTACTAGCGTTAGAAGATACAGACTCTTCAATCTCTGTTAACTCTGCAACGTTTTCAATAACTAATATGTAATCTGCGTTAGCATCTGGAACTGTATAAGTTACAGAAAGTGGATATGGTGGAAGACGTAATATTTGCATTTTTATTTACCGTAATATGATGCTACCTCTTCAGGTGGTGCAATTCTTACCAACCTGTGGGTTAACCATTTTTCGGATGCCTCCTTTGAGACTATGTTGTATCCTACCTTAAGAGCACCTAGGTTATCCATGTGTAGGTTTCTTTCTGAGTATAACGCTATTTTATTTGTCATGCTTTTTGTCTTGCCTGCTTCTTGAACTTGCTCTTCTGTTTTCTTTGGTGGAATCCAACTAGCCAAAATTTCTAAAATTTCAAGTTTAGTTTTTGCTTCAAATAGTTCAATGTTATTTTTCTTTGCATATGCTTTTAATGCCATTACGGTTTTAGTTGATAATTCCTCTATTGTTAAATTCATAATTCTCCTATGCTTATTTGTAATTATACCAGAATAAGAATAAGGCGGGTAGTTTTTACGCTACCCGCCCTAATATTTGATCTTTTAGATCTTAGGAATCAGCGCTATCTGAGTCAACATAAGCGACTGCATCTAGTTCTTCCCATTGGATACCAAAGCGTACAAATACTGTGTACTCAATTGTATCTTTCTTTGGCTTGTATTCACGGTTTACAGTGATGTCTCTCTGGAAACCCCATACACGGTTCTGAGGGAATGTCAAATCGACATAACCTGCAGGGTAGTAAGGAACTTCTAGAACGTCTACACCAAGTACACGAGTTGTGCGTGAGTTGCCAGTTGTCTGTGCGCCACCATCAAGGAATGCTT